TAACTAACGATAAAGGAGATAAGGATGACAATGTCTATTGAAGAAGAACGTGTGTGGCGGTTTCTGCTGGCGCGCCCCTCGGCGGAAGCTGCGGACATAGCCATAGCCTGTGCGGTATCCCTCGAATTAGCACAATCGTGTCTTGACCGTGTCGGCACCCCGATAGAAGTAATTCTTGCTAGTGCAAAACCAGCGCAAGAAGAGTGGGCCGATGATGATATTTTGTACGTTTCGGCTACAAAGCCACCGAAGCCTACGCGAGTGCAGACCCTCGAAACGGCGATCAGCCTGACGAGTGGTGACAGAGACAGAACCTATGGCCCGCCTATCAACAATCTAACCGACTGCGCAGAACTATGGAACGCCTATATCCGCACAAAACAAAGGGCTACGGATAAACGAGAACTCGATGCCGAAGACGTTGCGTGGATGATGGTATTGGTAAAGATGACCCGATCTTTTCAGGCCGGATACCACGCAGATAACTACACTGACGCTACGGCCTACTCCGCTATCGCCGGAGAGTGCCGTGAAATTTTAAATAAAAAGGAAAAAGTATGAGCATGAACTACTTCACACCAGCAGACCTGAAACAGATTGACGCCACCTACAACTTCACCGCCCGCGCAGGCTTGGGCTTCGGCATTACACAAGACAATGAGCAGGTCTTTATCTCCGCACTGGACGTAAAGCGCTACAACCTCGAAGTTGGTGACGCCATGCGTGTATGGGCCACGGATAACTATGCCTCGCCGCACACGGCGCACCACCCGTCACGTTGGAGAGCTGTGCGCGTAGAGGTCGTATCCCGAGTGACCGACATTGTTAGTGTAACGCCTAACGTTACCCCACCTGCGACGCAGCACGCTACCGATTTCGTTGGCATGTTCACCTCGGTGCTGAAAGAGCCCCGCCCGTGGACGCCTAACGAGATGGCCTACGCCATTGCAAAAGCCAGCGTACCAATGTCGGGTATTCCAGACCTTGTCCAAAGGGTAGCTGGGCGCCTGAACACCATGCACAAGAACGGGGAAGTGGCCTGTGTCAAAGTCTATGCTCGGGGAGAGCAGGAGCGCGCCTCTGCGGTCTACTACGCTAAGGACGTGGACGTGTTCTACGAGCACCTAGACACACCACTGAACGACGAGGCATAAGTATTGACTCTAGGCAAGTAAACTGTTTATGGTAGCCACATGAGTCATAAAAATACACCTGATAACTTCTGGAGTCGCGTTACACGCGGCTCTGACACCGACTGTTGGGAGTGGCAGGGGGCGGTAACTAGTAGTGGGTATGGCAACTTGTCTTGGAATGGGGTGCCTGTTCAAGCACATAGAGTGGCATACTACCTAGCGAACGGCGGGATCGCGTTGCAGACTGGGTTTAGGCTTGAAGGTAAGGCGAAGCGCTATAAACGCTTCGTGCTACATAGATGCGATAATAGGCTGTGCTGTAACCCTTTGCATCTGTTTCTTGGGTCTATGCGAGCAAACCTACTGGACGCCTACAAGAAACAGAGAAAAGTACAACCACAGTCAAACCACGCTAATGCAAAGCTTACACCTGCGCAGGTTCTGGAAATACGTAGAGTATATGATGCCGGCGGTGTCCGGCAAGTAGACTTGGCAAAACAATACGGCGTGAGTCAAAGGGTTATAAGCCTAGTGGTGCGCCGAGAATCATATGGAGACGTCTAATGGACATAATAACTATAGACATGGAGACTTACTACGACAAGGACTACTCACTGTCTAAGATCACCACGGAAGAATATGTCCGTGACCCCCGCTTCCAAGTCATTGGAGTGGGGGTTAAAGTCAACGCGGGCACCACCGAATGGTTTAGCGGAACACATGGCCGCACTAAGGAGTTCTTAGCCCAGTATGACTGGGCCAACTCCGCGGTGCTGGCACACAACATGATGTTCGATGGCGCAATCATGTCTTGGCGGTTTGGTATTCGGCCGAAGGTTCTGTTTGATACTCTCTGCATGGCCCGTGCCATTCATGGAGTCGAGAAGAGCGCCAGCCTCAAGGCGCTAGCCCAGAACTACGAGGTGGGGGAGAAGGGCAATGAGGTGCTCGATGCCAAGGGTAAGCGGCGCAGCGACTTCTCGTTTGAGGAGCTGTCGGCCTACGGGCGCTACTGCATCAACGACGTAGAGCTGACCTATGATATTTTCAACATCATGATGTCTCGTGGCTTCCCTAAGTCCGAGCTAAAGCTGATCGACCTGACCCTGCGTATGTTTACGGAGCCCACGCTTGAACTAGATCGAGAGCGCCTAGAAGGGCACCTAGCGAAAACGCAGCTGATGAAGGAAGACCTGCTCAAGTCCGCTGGGCTAGAGGACAAGGCCGATCTCATGTCGAACCCCAAGTTCGCGACGCTGCTAGGGACACTCGGTGTGCCGTGCCCTATGAAGATCAGCCCTACTACGGGTAAAATGACCTACGCGCTGGCCAAGACCGATCAGGGTATGAAAGACCTGCTGGAACACGATGACCCACAGGTGCAGACGCTGGCTGCCGCACGACTCGGAGTGAAGTCCACGCTAGAGGAGACACGCACACAGCGCTTCATCGACATATCAGGGCGTGGCATACTGCCGGTACCGGTGCGCTACTACGCGGCCCATACAGGGCGCTGGGGTGGGGACGACAAGATCAATCTGCAGAACCTACCTAGTCGTGGCCCTAACGCCAAGGCGCTCAAGAAGTGTATCATAGCGCCCGATGGCTACACTATCGTAGAGGCTGACTCGTCACAGATCGAAGCGCGTATGCTTGCGTGGCTGGCTGGGCAGGACGACGTGGTGCAGACATTTGCATCCAAGGGTGACGTCTACAAGAAGATGGCTTCTGCCATCTATGGCGTTACCGAAGACGACGTGACCAAGGATCAGCGCTTTGTCGGTAAGACCACAGTGCTTGGTGCAGGCTACGGCATGGGCGGCGATAAGTTCCAGCTGGCCCTCAAGAACTCTGGGGTGGAGATTACCAAAACCGAAGCGGCTAAGATCATCAGCATCTACCGCGAAACGAATGACATGATCTCTAACATGTGGAAGCAGGCGGGTATCATGCTGCGGTACATGGTGCGTGGAGACGCTATGCCATTCGGTAAAGCCGGGGTGCTAAGCGTAGACCCACACGCGCCCGGTATCATACTGCCCAATGGTCTCTTGATCCGCTACGACGAGCTGGAAGAGGCCGAGAACGAGAAAGGCGGGATGGAGTATTCATACAAAACCCGCATCGGCCGCACCCGTATCTACGGCGGAAAGGTAGTCGAGAACGTCACGCAGGCACTGGCCAGACTTATTATCGGCGAGCAAATGCTGCGAATTAGTAAGAAGTACCGTGTAGTATTGACAGTTCATGATAGCATTGTATGTTGTGTACCTGACGAGGAGGCTGAAACCTGCAAAGCCTATGTCGAAGAGTGTATGCGCTGGGTTCCTGCATGGGCCGAAGGTCTACCCGTCGATTGCGAAGCAGGTATTGGAAAAAATTATGGAGAGACAGAATGAATGAAGATACCCCGACGTTCCTAATAACCCCAGATGGGGACGGAACTGGAATTTTTATGTGCCCTAAGTGCAAAAAAACACACTGGCACACACTGCCGGAAAATGAAGAACCTTCGCATCGCGCGGCTCACTGTGACGATAAAAGTAACTACTCCAACGGGTACTACGTGCAACGGGATGATATGTAATGAGCAGCGCGGGTGCATGGTCTTTTAGTCGGATAAAAGCGTTTGAGACGTGTCCGAAACAGTATTATCACGTGAACGTGCTCAAGCAGTTCCCGTTCCAAGAGACCGATGCAACCAGATATGGTACCGAGTTCCACAAGGCTTGCGAAGAATACATCCGCGACGGAAAGCCAATGCCGCCGCAGTTCTCGTTTATGCAGTCTGCTATGCAGACGCTCGCTGCTATGCCGGGAGAGAAGCACTGCGAACTCAAGATGGGCCTAACCGCTGATCTTGAGCCGTGCGATTTCCATGCCAAGAATGTGTG